TTATTATCATCAATCGTTACACCTTGATAATCATAATAACCAAGTAGACTTGATGATAGAGTGTTTCTATTGAAAATTCTAAACAATTCACCAGCAGGCATTATTGAACCTGTAAATGGAACTCCCGGTTGAACTTGTTGAGTCGCTAAATTAGAATATCCACCATAAGCTTTGATTGGACTTAATGAACCTGTTTTAACACCATTTAATATTTCAACTTCTGCAGAATCAGCGTCAAAATTTACAATACCATTTGTACTTGGAAAAACATCAGGTCTAAGTGGTGCAAAGTAAGACATTGAAGCTTCAAAAATATATTTTTGATATTTACTACCTGTTACATTAGGATTTAAAATATTGTTTTGAAATTTAGTATCTTGTGGTAATGGTGTGTCAACTAAACCATTATAAGTTTGCTTATTACTATTTTGATAAGTTATAGCGCTACCACTATCACCTTGCATTAAAAATGATAAATAAATTGAACTACTATAATTAAAAAATGGTTTTTTATGAACATGATATTTATCTGTAAATAAATCTATAAACTCACTATGAGTACCTAATGGTTTTTGAGATGTATGTTTATAAACCTCTGTATCAAATCCATTGTGTTTTCCAAGTGAAAAACCATGCTGACCACCTCTTAATTGAACTGGTTCATCATCTGCATAATTTTTACCCAAACCAGGAGCTGATGCGGTTGTTTCACTCTGTCCATCATAATATAAAAATAATTCATAAGGTGTAAATAAATTTATTTCTTGATTTATTTTATTAAATAAATTTTTTCTTTTTTCAATTATAAAATCTGAGTCACCTGAAATTGAGCTTGATACCAATAGTGAACTTGATATTTCAGAATAATATCCTTGTATGGTTTCAACTTTGTTTTTAAAATTAATGAGTTTTTGTTCAGCCGATCCAAAAAATGTGTGATTTGTAAATTCATTAAAGTCTGTATTTATATTTGGATAATTTTCACTTGATGATATTAATGAATTTATTGAAGTAGTATCTATAGAAGCAGAGTAAGCTATTTCATCTAAACTTTCAAACCCAATATCATTATTATCCAATTTTCAGTTGCATCCGGATTTAATCCATCTCCAAAAAATACATCAGGCACATCAGAAAAATAAAATATGTCTTGAATTTGTGTTGTTAAAACTTCTTTTTCTATAGTTACTGAATCTAAATTATTAACTGTTATTGGAAGTGGTTCATAAAGTTTTAATATAATTGATTGATTGTCTTTACCATCTGTAATTCTATCAAATGTATAATTCATTATTGGAATATGGTTACCATTTCCAATATTTAATATATGTTTAAATTGATACTTATAGTTTGGATTTGGAATTACAAACTGCCCATAAGTTTCAGATTCAATTACTTCGTCTTCTAAAAATTCAGGTTGATTATCATTTAATTCTTTTATTAGAAATTGTTTTACTTCTGAATTATCAACTAAATTGTAATCTTTTAATTTTAAACGAACTTCTTTTCGTGTATTTGATATTTGTCTTACAATAAGTGAATATGGACTATTAGTTGGTGCGCTCGGTATATCTGAAACATTATTCCAATCATAAATATAATCAGGATAAATATAGTAATTACCTGTAGGGTTTTCAACTGAACCTAAAAGATTAAATAAATATTCTGATATATCTGGTCTACCAACTAAAGGTTGACCCCATTGACCAGCAACGCTGAAACTAATACCATCCTCACCAATATCAAATTCTTCATAATATTTTGGAAATGGTAAAGTAGCTAAATAATCAGGATCTGTATTGGTATTTTGATTATCAGCAAGTGTTGCAGTTGGATTAAAAAAATTAACTACATCAGATGCTTCAACCCCTAAAACAATTTGATTTAAAAAATCAACTTGTATTTTGTAGTCACCTTGTGGTAATCCAAATTTGTCAAATATATCATTTGGTTTAATGTAAATATTATCACCATTTTGATATATTTTAAAATCATTACCACCATCACCGGTGTTTGACAAACCTATTGTTCTTCTTTCATCAACACCAAAAGGTGATATATCAATGGAAAGATTTTGAGCTAATGTTGAAAAGAATATAGCCTTACCATCAACACCTTCAGTATTAGCAGATAATTGAACAATATTGTTAATCGCTTCTGTTGGATAAATGGTTAAACGAATATAATCCGTTTCACTAAATGTACCATCATTTTGACTAACTACTAAGTCTTTATCTTGTTGATTAAATTCAAATTCAAAATCAGGCATTATAGTGCTCCATCTTTTTTGACAGTTTTCTTAGGAACTTTTATGAATGAATCTCTTGTCATAGGTTCACCTTTTCTTATTTTTTTTATTCTATAATCACCAATCAATAATCCTTTATTAGAATTTCCACTTGAATCATAAATAGATTTACCAGTTAACTCACCTGTATTTAATTCTAATTTACAACTTTCTTTTAAATCCATATCCTGATTATCACTTATAAATATCTGTCCGACTGAACTTTCCATCGGAAATTTATTTATATCACCATCATAGTAAGAGTTATTGTATTGTATTAATTCATTATCAATAACAGCATTAATTCCAAGTAAATCATACATACTATAACCTGTGTTAAAATATCTACATTGTTCTAAATCCATTTTTTCTATACTTTTACCAAGTTCATTATTTTCTCTAGCTTGATATAAAAATATTTCATCAATAATATCCGTATCACCTATTTTTCCTCCCGCAAGTACATTATCTATACTTTTATTATATTTTGAATTATTATCAGTTCCATTTATTATAGGAGTTGTATACGGCCATGGAATTGTTTTATAGTCAGAACCACCAACTTCTCCAAAATCTGGAAATTGATTTACAGGTATATCTAAGAATATTCTAATTGTCATTAATTTATATCTTAATGGTTCTATTTGTAAAAAATTTTTATTATCTGATGGTACATTACTATAGTCAGTAAGAAAATCAACATTTCCATACTCATTGTAATTAAATATTAAAACTTTTATTTGTTTAATACCTGGAGTTGAATATGAATTTGAAAGTGAATTATCAATATCTTCAAAAATAAACGTATTATCATTTTGTTTTTTTGTAATTTCATCTAAATTTACAGGTTTTAAATCAAGAGCATCTTTAACAGTTATTATTTTATTATCTACATCATTCCAATCCACGACACAAAATTTATAATATGGAGGTATATTATTTTCATGTGGATATTTTTTTCGTAATATAGAATCTTCACTTAATAAATCCGTTATATTTATTTTTAACTCTACTATTGATGGTGCTGAACAAATTTGCCTATCCAAATCATTAATTTTGTATGCTTGTAAATTTTGATTTAATTTATCTTTAATAGTTACAAGCGCCGTTGGTGTAAAATTATATCCATATCGAGAATTAGTATTTAAAAGATTCTCACTATAATATCTTGGTTGAGTAAAAATACCAACATCAATAAAATCTTCATCAAATGAATTAATCCTTATTGGTGATGGTGTAACAACACTTTCCAAAATATTTCTTTTATAACTATCATTCGTAATATGTGTTTCATAATCTTCTATAGAAGAACCTGCAAATGTGTTTATTGTAATACTAAAATTTGAAACCACAAAAGCTGGAGTACTTCCCCCACCACCACTTACACTTTTAAAATCATTAAAATTTATTAGATTTGTTCTACCTTCTGCTCTATCATTAGAAAAATCAAATAAATCTTGAATATTAACTTTAAATACATATAATCTTTTTCTTCTTCTTTTAGTACCTACAGTTCTTCTTGCATCACCCTTAGTCCAAATTACAAATTGTAAATAATTATTTTGACCATCTTCTGAAAAAACACTTGTTATTCTTTCAGCAATATCGTCTTCACCAAACCCATCCTTTGGATTAAATGGTTGATTATAGTGAGTAGTGTTAACATTATTCCAACTATCAGTAGTATAATTACTCATACCTTGTGCAAGAGTTCCAGGATGTTTAAGTTCAGGAACTTCTATAATATCTTTTGCTTCATTTGCAGCATTAAAATTCTCTATTATTATCTGGTCTGATAAAAAATCTAACACACCTGGTCCTTTTCTTTTACCATATCTTGGAGCATCCCAATTAAAAAACATAGCATGATCATATAATCTTGTATTTCCAGCTAATCCCAACTGCCCTCCTTCTGTTATGGGTATACGAGGAAAAGAATCACCAAATGGATGTTCAATACTGTTAGTTGGAACTTCAGTATTATAGTATAAAGCATTATGTATTTCATCA